CTCTTTCCCTACACGACGCTCTTCCGATCTGGTGATCCCCTCAGGGCGGAAGTTCCAGCCCGGCGTCGCACGCATGGTATACAACGTGGTCATGCCGCCATCCGGCATAGGGGACGGAATTTCCGTCGGCGCTGCCATATCACAGAACATCACGTTGACGGCCTGCTGGTTAGGTACCAGCGTGGAGAAAATATTGGTGTTAATGGTGTGACGCGCTTCCGGAACCTCAATCGTCGGGTTCGTAACGATGATCAGGTCATTACCACCAGCGCCTTTACCAATCAGCGTGTCGTCCTGGCAGAAAATGATGTCATCACCTGTCGCCTTATCGGCGACGTCTTTAACCATCGTTCCCACCGTTCCGGTACCACCACCAGGACGCTGGTAACTGGTCAGCTCAACAATTCCTGTCCACTCCAGCGCCTTCATGAATCGCTGTGGGCTTAGAATAACAGTCGTTAATGGCTGTCCCAGCAGCAACATGCGGGTTTTCTGGTCAGCAATCAGGCCAAGCATAAATTTAGCCATCTCACCGGAATCCCAGGTGGTATATGAATCATTCCCTTTGCTGTCGTTGCCCAGATTCAGCGTCACTGCGTTCGGGGAGTTGGTGATCCCCTCGTTATTAGCTGCATTCACGCCATACAGCAGCATATTACGCAACATTTGAGCGTGTCCCTGACGGTTAGCCAGGCGCAGGCCTTCAATCAGAGAATAGCCCCAGCGATCTGCTGCATCAGTATCGAGATAGCTGTATTGCGAGCGGGAAGAAATTCGGTAAGTCATCATCCCGTCATAGCCGCCAGAGATACTGGAAGACGGTAACTGGCCCGGCAGAGACTGGCCGACCTGCGCCTGCGAGGTCATGCGCAGATATTTCTGATAGACCATCAAATCACTGGAACTAATTTTTACCGCTGGAGCACCGCCAGCCAGGACTTCAAACGCACCGGAAGCCATGCTCTGTTGCACGATCATTTCCGGCAGCACCATTGACGGCGACACAATAGTAGTCGCAGGAGTAAATGCACTCATTAATTAATATCCCCTTAAATTAAAAACAGGCCGCACGGTTTGCCGATTTCCCAGACAACGTTACCGCCATCCTCTTTTTTCACCGTCAGGTTTCCGTCAACTGAAACCATCAGCAGCTTAATATCCACTTTCGGATTAGCGCCGGGTGATCCCGAATAAACATCAACCATGTTTTTCGTCAGGTCCCACACAAAGCCACTGGCAGCAACGGTGTTATTGCCATCAGCCAACGCAACAACTTCTGCACTGACCGGGAGAGGAATGCGGGCGCCTGAGCCAACGCGGTAATAGTGAACAAAGCCACCCGCGAGATATAACGGCACCGGATTATCCGGCGTGGTAATACCATGAAATGCCTGATTAAAGACCGTAAAGGCGTTACATGCGTTTTGTGTAGCCTGCTTAATTACCGCGCCGTTAACGCTGTCTTTCGCGGGAGCAATGCACTCCATAACTCCAACGCCACCCCATACCGGATCAGTGATTTTGCTGTCCAGTCGACCGGAGCAAAGTTGCAGACGAATTGCCGGATCATCCTGCGCATCCCCCTGCATCAGCCCACGGGATTCGACGTTAAAAAGGCCACCAAATGCTCCACGGTTTTTAAACGGATGAAAGTTAATATCAGCCATTGTTCAGGCTCCCTTGAGTGTTAATTTTTGCCAGACGACGCCCCGGAATTTTGAAGGCACCCAACCAGACGTTCGGATCACCCTGATATTCAGTAATGCGACGTCCGGCTTCGTCGCTGCGGATACGTTTATGCAGTTGCCCCTGCGTGCTCATCATTTCTTTTTCGATGGACTGACGGGCGGCACTGAAAATTGCGTCCTCAAGCACAGCCAGCGTTGCAGAATCCGCTATCGCGCGAATATTGACGTCCTTATGTGCCGGAGAGTGTTTCTGCATAGCGATTAGCGCACGCTTACGGTAGTCCAGCGCATTTTCGCCAGAAAACGGTGCTGGCGCGTTTTTACCGCAGGCACTGAATGCGGAGTCGGCTTTTGCCTGTGCTTCTGCCAGGGCAGAATCATTGCGTTCTTTTTCTGCCTCCTCGTCGGCCTTACGCTGTTCTTCTGCTTCGGAATCAGCCTTTGCTTTCTCCTCAGCATCTTTGTCTGCTGCCTCGTCAGCTTTGGCTTTTTCTTCCGCCTTCTTTGTCGCATCTTCATCAGCTTTACGCTGTTCCTCTGCGGCTTCATCGGCTTTGGCCTTTTCTTCGTCCTCTTTTTTCGCCTGCTCTTCGGCATCCGCCCGCGCTTTGTCCCGCTGTTCCAGTGAGTCCATGCGCGTGACTACTCCATCGATTTTCTGATTAATGCCGCTCAGGGCATCGTTCACCACCCCCTGTAACAGGGCCTGGAGTTCTTCTTTTTTCATCTCGATTTCACCTGTGTTTGTCACTTCAACCCCTGCGGGGATCCGGTCTTTATCCCACACGCCCAGCGAGCCGTGGGCTTTCGTCACCAGGGCGATGTGATCAACAAGGAAAGGAACACCTTCAATTAAAAAATTGGTGTCACCTTCCTGTACTTCCACATTTCCTGATGTGCTGTTGAACACCACCGTCGGGCTTGTCGAAACACCCCCCTCAGTGATTTCTTCAACAATGCTCTGAAGGTAAACACGGCACACTGCCCATACCTCGTCACCCCGGATATACGGCAGCATGACACTACCGACGATCCGCGATTTAAAATCCTCCTCCGTCAGGACTGCGTCATCAGGATGGTTTGCGATAACCGGAAGGCCATTGCATCGCCTTAAAAACTCCTCATTCAGATAGAGCTTTGGATCACGCCAGACGTGCTCTTTCTCCCCGGCGCGATAGGCAAGCCCGGTTCCGGTTATTCGCAAATTCACCAGCCACATGTTGGAAAATTTCACCGGAGACGGTACGGTTCCGTCCCTGATGCGTTCTGCCACTTCAAGTTCTGTTAAACTCACGTTTGCCCTTCTCCGTTAAAAATTCGTCGGGTAGTTTCTGAGGGGCGTAGATCGGCAGAGCATCGCAACTGCAATAAACCTCCTCCCCGGCAGCAGTGATTTCGTCATAAAAACCATATACGGGCTTAATCAGTCCCTGCTCCAGTGCCCACGAATCGCGGAGGAGATAAATTTTCTCGTCGCGCTCTTTGTGGTCCTGTCGGTATTTGTAGCCCGGACGCCGCCAGTTCGAATGCCAGCGCAGAGCAATCGCTCCACTCTGAACAGCCAGCAGATACTTAACGTTGCTTGCCAGCTTATGCCCCTGGTCAATTGCCACCCGACGACTGATAAAATCCATATCCTTCACGGATTTCTGAAACCCGGCCTTCACTTCCCGGCGATCAATTTCGCTCACCCCGTCAGGGGGAATGGACGTAACCCACCCCTGAAAACGCTGTATGGTTTTCTCGATAGCCTGTTCGCGGTTGAGTTTTATCAGGTTGGCACTGGCGAAAATTCGCCTGTCGAGTTCCTTGCGAAACTCAGGTTTCAGTTTTTCAACAGTGATTTTTTTAGGGCCGTCAGGAGGCTGATCCCGTAATGCCCCGCCGTCGATGACAAGACGGCTGTAGATAGCGGTGAGATGTTTTCTGGCTACGGTATCATCAGGGGTTTCTCGCTGAGCGGCTACACGGAGTTTCCGGCACCATTCGAGCAATGATTTTTCGCTATCCCACCCGTGATTTACGTAGTAGTTAACGGCATCCGTCAGAACCTCATACAGCGTTCTGATCCGTTTCTTCTTCCTCACCGCCCGGCTGGAAATTGCCATCAGGCGTCTCCTGCTTCGGTGGTTCATAATTCGCCAGCGCGTCCACATCAATGATGAGTGGAGCTGCGCCATAGGTTTGCGTGACATTAACAAGGCTTGCCAGCCATTCAGTGACGGCGGCACGGTTTTCAGGATCAACCTGTGGCGACACGGCAGAGAAAAGTGCTATCGCCTGTTGAATCACTTTACTGTCGCTTTCCCGGCGTTTGTCCGGCGACTCCTCCACCAGCTCCTGCCACGTCGCGGTAAATTCACGTCGCCACTGGTAAAACGTGGTTTTATAGTCGTCAGTTATGATGTCCGGGTAATCATTTTTCAGCGACTGATAAAATTCCTCGTTCCAGGCGATGTACTGCACCAGGCGTTCGAAATAATCCATCACGGGTTCAATCTGCTGGCGTACACCATCGATATACTGGCTGATAGCTTTCGAGTCCTCAGTTCCTTCACCGAAACCATTCGAGAAAGCCTCCTCCTTGATGAGAATCGCGGGAACATCGCTACCTGATGCAATATCGGAAATAATGTTGTCGCGGGCGGCATTTAGCGCGCCATCGATGTTTTGTAAATTCAGCGAGGTAACGTCCTCATCTTTCCCGATACTAAGCACACCTTTATTTTTTGCCTCTTTGACATTTTCCCTTTTTCGTCCCGTGGCGGCAGCCATGATCCCGTCAAGTTTCGAACCGTTCTGCACAACTTTAGCCACCAGTACGCCTGCCTTCTGGCTGACGAGATCATTCGCCTCCATCGTGTTGATATAGGATTTCAGGGAATAAAGAACGCGCTGAAACACACTTCGTCCGGTGAATCCGAACGATGAACTCTGAAACTCCAGATAAATCGGTGTGCCGTTGAAGATTTTCAGTGTGCGTGACGGATGCCAGTCTTTCCCACCAATCTTCATTTTTTTATTGGCTTCCTGGAAAAACGGGCTGTTGGGGTTCTGGTCAGTCACCATCGAACCGGAAGCGTTCAACGGGTACCACGCGTTGATATACACGTCATAGATCGGAAGAGCGTCGTGTAGGGAAAGAGTGTAGATCTCGGTGGTCGCCG